ATAGACCGTCATAAATTCTGGAATAATACCTCACCTATACCGGGAGAACTACCCTCTTGGGAGCTTTATACTGGACAGACTATTTGTAAGAGTTTTGCTTTGGAGATTTGGACCGTTGAGAGACAACAAACTACTTTTTTATTAAATGAGATGATTCTGGAAACTAGTATTCTTATTCCAGTTGCAGAGTGCTGCGATGTTACTCCAGAACAGCTACCAATTACTGAGGTATGCAATCTTTTTTCACCGTTGCCTTTAGTCTTGACACCTCCTTAGAAGTATGCCTCTTAACTGCAACTACACGGAAGACCTAGCCCCTCAGAATACTATAGGAAACGTATTTAATCTCTGTTTTAATAACTCTGGTGAGACGTATTTTATCATAGATGAATTTCTAGAAATAATAATCTCTGATATACCGGAGTTTTGGATTTGGTTTGGAACTTAAAATTTTATGGCTAATAGACAACCGTATCAATTTCCTCTTACGCCGGGGTTAACTCTGACTGATATAGTAGTCATTCAGGATACTCTCGGTGGGACTGTTTATAAAGTAACGATGGGAGATATAATAAACTTCTTCAATACTTTCGGCGTAGGTGGCTCCTTAATGTTCCAACTTATGGCTGACCTAAAAGCCACTACAGTTCTTGCTCATAAGAGTATTAACTACATCACACTAGGGGATACTAGTATTCCAGAAGACGGCGCCGAATATTACTATGACCAAAATAGTATCGACGCCGATAATGGACGTTCTATCCTAATTCCAGACTCCATAATTTTTCCTGCTCCGGGACGTTTTATTCAAAGAATTTAATTACTTATGCCCCTCGAAAACGATTTCATTGCTGGATTAGATCCTACCCCCTTAGGTAGCATTTCTGCGGCACAGTTGCTCCAGATGGTCAACCAAGCTATTCCATCTACTAAACGTGGGATGGTATATTTTTCTACTGTTCAACCAGATATTATTTCTAATCCTTGGTTGATAAAATACTTTTGGTGCGACCCCTCTAGCTTTCCTATTGTTCCGAAGTTATTTAATCAAAACACTGCTACTTGGGAACCCCTCATAGCCGCGCCGCTTTCTATTACTGGAGGGATGATAGCAGATGGAACAATAACCCTAGATAAAATCCAACCCGGTGGAGCTTTTCAACTACTTAGGACAAACTCCACGGGTTTAACTTGTGAGTGGTGGACACTTAGTTTCCCTACTAATAGCATTGATGTAAATTCTCTACAGATAGGTAGCGGAATACCCGGTCAATTTCTTAGGATAAAAACTGATGGTTCTGGAATAGAGTGGTTTACTTTCGTTCTTAATGACTACCTCACAATAGGTAGCCTCTCTCCCGATGTCCTGCAAAACTCCGGTATCCCAGGGGATGTATTATATGTGCAAGATACAGCAGGTAATGTTAGTTGGGCGCAAGTACTAGACTTGATAGCAAATAATAGCATATTAAATACAAAAATCTCTCCAGGCGCACCCGGTTCGTATCTTAGAACTAATGGAACAGGTAGTGGAGTTATATGGGATATTCTATCTCCTATTATTTATCCTCATGGATTATTCGTAGATATAACTCCAGGAACTAGAACCTTTACCGTCCCCTCTAATGTATTCTCCTTGGACGTGGAAGTAGTCGGCGCCGGTGGTGGTGGAACTAGTAATCCTGTCGATGGAAACATTGGTGGCGGTGGTGGAGGCTATGCAAGAAAAATCTTAGCAGTAACTCCCGGTCAAGTTATAACTTACACAGTAGGTCTTGGCGGCGCAGTTTTTGGTGGGACCGGACTAGATGGTGGAGATAGTATTTTTGATACTACACTTATAGCTACTGGCGGAAAGGGAGGAGACTTAGCTGGCTCTATAGTTCTAGGCGGTTCGTTTTCTGGCGCCGATATGGGCTGTGAGGGTATGCCGGGAGGAACTACTTTTCCTGGGAGTCAATTTCAACTAAACTTAGTATTAACTAATATGTATTTCTTAGGAGGTAGGTCAGGACATCCACTTGGAAAAGTAGCTACTGGAACAGCACAAGCTCCTACTCTTGGTTGTGGTGGTGCTAGTGCTCAACCTACTGCCGCTGCTGGAACTGCTGCTGATGCTGGAGTTGATGGGGCAGTTATTATTAAATATTGAGTTATGTCCTTTAGAAATATCCTTATAGATTGTGCCTCTGAGATAGGTTTGCAACTCACAAATGCTGATGATAGAGCTTGGTTAGTGGCTAAAATTAATGAAAGTGCTGAAGACCTCTATACTAGTGATGATCTTGTAGGGTGTTTGAGGGAGCAAGTCTTCTCCTTTGAGGTAGATGATCAACAGATTACAGTTCCTTGGTATGTATACAAGATTCGTGGTGCTAGGTGGTCTAGGATGAAGATGCCAATTAGGTTGGATGATATGCGACCTCGTTATGCTACCCAAGGCTATAGCGAGATGCTCTGGAGAGGCTTCACTTTTAGAGTTAAGGAAAAACGTCCTATAGAGAGGGACATATCTAATGCGGCGCCATTAGAAGTTTCTATACCTATAGCAGAAACCACTGCTTTTACGGTGAATATCACGGGTTCTACTGCAAATTCTATTAGAATAACTGAACAAATAACCTTTGCGCCGGGAGATTTGACTCATATCGCTAGTAATACTTTTATTTCTAATAATGGCAGTTTCCCGATTGAATCTATTACTAAGGACATCTTAACTACTAATGATGTAATCCTAACTGATACTAACGGTCTAGAGATAGCTCGTATACCAAACTCCGAACTCTCATCTTCTTATACTGTTTTTCAAGTGACGGATTTTGAACAACCTACTTTTATTAATGACGGATGTTCCTGTATTGAACTCCTCTATAAGACACGTTTCACGCCGTTCCGAAACGACTACGATGAATTTCCCTGTGGGAATATTTATGATAAAGCTATCTTCTATAAGTTCATGGAACTCTATAAGGGTAAAGCCGGTGACGTAGATATGGCTACTCTAGCAAAAGCTAAAGCAAATGAAATAGTCGGTAATTTAGCTCGTGAAAGTGAGTTAGGTGAAAACCTCCGATTAGATTTCGGACACAACCGTTTCTTACGTGCTCAAAACAGGGGCATTACTAACATTAAGTATCCTAGTAAATACTATAATAGATAAATGAGTGACTTCACTGTAAACGATTTCTCAGGTGGAAGTAATCTACTTGATGATGCTACTAAGCTTGCTGTTAGTGAGAGTTATCTTATTATTAATGGACGTAGTAGATATAGTAATATTACCCCTATTAAGCAACCAGCCTTAGTCAGTGGAATCCCCCAAGGCAACTATCAAGGTTGTTATGCAGCAGGGAATTTCTTGATTGTGTTTGTTAATGGATTCGCTTACTACAAAGACTACTCTGATGCAAATTCCTCTTTTCAGAGAGTAGTAGATTTCTCTATGTCTGCAACGGAACCAGTAATTTATACGGCGCTAGTTCCCGCAAGCACAGTTAATTTTGCTCGTGTTCCTATAACCTCAAATAAGAACGATCCTATAAATCTCGTAGGAACTACTTCTGGTTCTCCACAATGTTTAGTCTGCCAAGATGGTAGTGGAATAAATCAACCTTGGCTTATATTTTCAGATGGTAGTTCTAGAGTCTCCCAGAATTATCTTCAGTGGACTCAAGCTAAACGGGAGTATGTTCCTATTGGAAAACAGATGTTATATTCTAATGGAATATTATATGTCATTTCAGCTGATATAAATGGGAGATATACTCAGATTAACCGTTCTGTCTCCGGTAGACCGCTTGATTTCATGGTGAATATTACTGCTACTGGAGATAAACTCTTAGCAGAAAGTGACGGTGGAGCTAGGAGCGTTTCTTACCGTGTTGATTATGACGAGATAACTGCTCTTTCTGCTGTTACAACAACCGACGGGAGCTTCCTAGTTACCACAAAGAGAAACTCTTATTTAGTCACACCCAATTTCGGTGTGACTCTCTTTGGAGAACCTACTTTTAGGAATGCTTACTTATTTTCAACAGGAGCTATTAATAATTTCTCTGTTGTAGATATTCTAGGTGATACAGCCTTGATTGATTTCACGGGAGTAAGGAGTTTTAACGCCGTTTCATCTATTAGATTTGAAGGCCGAAACTCTCCCTTCTCTGCTAAATTATCTACGCTTTTTTCTAATATAGTCCAATCTTCCAATAACGCCGCTATCTCCTTTGATAACTATGCACTCTTTTCAATGGATACTATTTTTGGTCCAGCCGTTATTGTGTACGACACTCTTCGTAGTAGCTTTGTTGGGATTGATTCGTTTACTAATCTTGGGGTGGACGGAAGTAATTACCCGGCGAGAATTAAGCAGTTCGCAGAAACTAAAACAACTCTCGGTAGGAGATTATTCTTTATAACTACTTCTAACAAACTATTTGAATATTATGCTGGAGAGACAGCAGATTGTACGGTTTTTACTAGAGAGTTCTGTAGTCAAGACCCAAATATAGAACTTAAACCAACTGGAGCTTATTGTATTTTTACTGACTCTAGAGAGAATGGACAAGTAACTATAAAACTCTTCGTAGACCGTATTTTCCAATATACTACTACTGAAGACGTAGAGAAGAATCTCTCGGAAGTTGTTCCACCCACGCTTGTTACTCCGCCCTTCGGTGTTTACACCCAAGACAACGTAGATAACGTAGATTTCAACTTCTTACAAGTTAAGCAGGGATGGAAGTTTATGACGGCTATCTCTTGGAACTTTCTAAGTACTTTGACTACTATTAAGGCTACAGCCAATGATGTTAAGATGGAGAGTAGTTTGAGGACTCAGATTAAGAACTACTCCCGTTTTGCTAATCCTTAGGGAATTCTCTTATGGAGAAACAATTAAATATAGTAGAGATAATGAGATTTATAATGAATAACTCTCACTCTAGGGCTTTTCCTAGCTGGCCACTTACGAAGATTTTTGACTGCATACTTATTTCTTTAGTGACTGGAAATATTATTATTTGTGCAGAAAACGGTTCTATAACTGGAGTAGTGCTATTTCATGTAGATGGAAGAACAGTTCATGTAAGTCAGTTGATAGTTTCCTCGAAGACGGCGCTAAGTCGTTTCATCTCTTATTATAAACTCCGTTACGCTACCTACTGCGTCACAGGTCAGCGCCGGGGGAAACTAAGAATCTACAATAATATAGAGAAGCTATTCTCTTTACTTCAAAGGATTTAATTATATGGGCCAACAATATCGACCACCGGATGTCAGTCATTCTACGGCGGACCAACTACAAGCTCTAATACAATATCTGCCTGGACTTTCTAAGGTTTTTAATGAACAACTCCTCCCGACTGAACAAGCTAATTTAGCTACTCAACAAGCAATAGCCCCAGGACAACAAGCTCTAGATACTCAACTCTACGGAACTTATGGACCTCAGATAGCTAAGATAAGTAGTGATATAGCTGCTCAACAAACTACTAGAGATGCTTCTACTTTAGCTGGTCCCGGTCAAGACCTAGCTCGCGCCGCTGTATCAGCCCAACAGATAGCTGACCCAGAGTACTATCGGACTCGTGCTCTATTGGGGCAGAAGACTAATGACCTACTTAATTCTATTGATGTAAATGGCCTCTCAGGTAGTGAGAGAGCAGAAGTAGAAAGGAGGTTGAATCAAGAGGCACAACAGGGTGGGAGTCCTGATATTTCGTCAGGAATTAAGACAGCTCAGAATGCAGTTACTTTTGGAAGCGCACTACAATCTAAAAGAAATGCCTTAGGTCAAGCTATCGGAGAAGCAACAAACTTCCTACCAACAGCAAAAAGCGGAGTAGATGTCTTTCAACAGGTTACTGGCCGTCCTTCTCTAGGTCCAGCAGCGGCGCAACCTACCTCAGCTAAACCAGTTGGTTCTACTGCATCTAATCTTACTTCTCAATTATTTGGTAACATCGGAGATACCCAAGCTCAAACTCAAGATTTGATGGCGGCGCGAAAAACTACTGACCAGAGAGTTAATGCTGCAATAGGGAGTTTTTGTTGCTTTATCTTCTTAGAATCTTATAATGGATACTTACCTACTTTTGTTCGTAAGATGCGTGATTACTACTATGCAACAGAACCTTCAACTGCTATTGGTTATAAGCGCATGGCTAGGATTCTTGTTCCTCTTATGCAAAAAAGTTCCTTTATTAAGAATCTTGTTAATCGCTATATGGTTATCCCTATTACTCAGTATGGCGGTTGGGTTATGAACGTTCCTGGATATAGCCCTTTTGAGAAGAAGAGAATATTTAAGAGGTTTTGGTTCTGTGTTTGGAAGTTTTTGGGAAAGATATAATTTATGGCCTATCAACGAAGAAGATATTTACCACAAGATGATACTCCTCATGGAGGGGGAGCAAATTTAGTTAAGGGGATACTTAATCTACTTGGTGGAGGTTCACCTACTTACAACGGAGGGATTGATTCTGCTGCTAGTGAAGGGGGAGTAGCTATGTCTAGTGGTGAGAATGCTCCATTAGCTAAACCCGGTAGTTGGAGCGGAGGTTATAATATCTTTGATAAGATTTTAGGTAAACAAAATCAAGCTGAGGCATTAAATAATCAGGTTAGAATGGACCAAATCCAAACTAATATGGAGAACCAAGCTGCACTTGAGCAAGCTAAGAGGATGAATCAGCAGGTTATTAATCCTCAGATGCAGTATCTTAACTTGGAGAAGAGCTTAGCTGCTATGCCTTCTACAGGTCAACAGGGTCTAGTTGATCGTTCTATCAGTGATGTCTCTATACTTCCAAGTGAAGAACAAAATCGTGTTCCAGGAACAGATATTATTTTTCCTCAGTCTACTGCTACTAGTTCTTTTATTCCGCCTAGTGCTAAATTTTCAACAAGCACTACTCTTGACCCTACTATAGCTCTTAAAGCTCGTACTGCCGCTGTTGCTCCACAATATTCTCAAGATGCAGCCTTAGCTTCCCAAAATTACTTAACTCGTGATATAAATCGTGCTCAACTAGTGGGTGCGCCGGAAGAAGCTAGGCAGGAACAACTAGCTAGGACTAACGCCGCTAGAGCTAAAGCAGGTGTTAGTGGGCTTGCGGCGGATACAACAGCACAAAATTACAAGACTTCCCTTGATATTGCTCGTCAACAAGCTGCTAATGAAGCTCTCGGAGAGACTGCTAAAACTCCTTGGGTTATGAGTAAACCACGCTTAGAAGCAGAACACATGCAGAGTGTTAATGACTTAAATAGAGCTACTGCTGAGCTTTATCGAGGGGGTAGAATGCCTCTAATGGGAGCACAGACCAAAGAAGCGGAACAAAGAGCTATTCCAGAAGGACAAAAATTAATAGAGAGATTTCAAGCTCTAGGTCAACTTGAGAAAGGTGGAGCTACTCCCGGTCCAACTCCTCCTGCTGTAACTACTCCTATAACAGCGCCACCGATGTCAACGGCGCCGCCAGTTCCACAAGCTCAAACAGTAGAGGGGACTCATTATAGGACTAATCCTGATGGAACTATAACTATTTTAGCTCCTATTCTTTTACCGAATAATACGGTTCTTTATCCTGGAATAGTTAAAAGAAGACAATAGAGTTTTATGCCCATTGACCTTACAGGATTTGAGCCAGTTATCTCTACTAATGTAGCTCCTAATTTTGAGGACTACGTTCCTGTTGGTGCTCCTAAGAAACCAAAAGGACCATTAGAGAGTATTCGTGAACTACTCTCTCCTATAACTGGTCCAACACCTACTCAATTAGAAGAGAATCCTCCTACTGTTCCAGTTAGTCCTGATGCTGGTTATTTAGATAGAGTTCGTTCGGCGCAAGGACTCCTACCGAAAGTTTTTACTTCCCCACTAAATTTACCTTCTCTTCCTCAACAGCCTGATGTAGAGGGTAATATATTCAAACAAGCAGCAGCTAAAATTAATCAATTTAATTCTGGTCTATATAATGTAGCTGCAAAAGGGATTATTGAGCCTCTTCTTTCTCCAGGAGGTGTAGCTACTTTAGGAGCTGGGGCTGCTACTAGAATTCCGGGTATAGTTGGCAGAGGAGCAGACTTAGGCTTAAAAGCTCTATCGGGAATTTTGGCGCCGCAAGCTGCAGGAACCGTTATAGAAGGAACACAGGCTCCTACTCTACAACAGAAAATAGAGAAAATAGTCGGTGGTGGATTACTTGGGATTGGGGCTTATAAAGGTTTGAAGGGGATTGGACCAAGAGAAGTTTCTAAACCTTCTGAGGTTCCAGTAGCTAAACCAAATCTAGAGTACGTTCCTGAACTAAACGAACCTCTTCCTACGCCGTGGATAGCTACAGATGAGAAAGGAAGATTCTTAGTAAAAGATTCTATTGTCAAAGCTAAATTCGATGAAGTAGTTAAAACTCAAGGAAATGAAAATGTGCCAACTAAAGTTAAGCGAGAATTCTTACAGCAACAACAAACTGAAGTAGGTAGTGATACACCTAATTTTGCGGCGCAAGAGAAACTCTCCCCTCTACAGATAAACCAAGCTTCTGAGATATCGGAAGCAGCTAAAACTCCTAATCGTCCAGAAGAAGTTCTTGCTAGACCTCCCAGTAATCTCGAAGTAGCTAAAGGACTTCCTAAGTATTCTTCTTATAGTGAAATCCCTGTTCTAGCTAAACTTGGACAACCTCCCGTAGAACCTTATTTCAAACAGCCTACGCCGTTGTCTACTGCTAAAGAAGTAGCAGAAAATAAAGCCGGTGTTTCTTATCCTCTACCGGGAGAGGGAGAGTTTTTGTCTAAGATGGAATTATCTACTGCTCTTAATAGACCTCTTACAGACGTTGAGTATGCTCGTCTTAGATTGGAATTTCCGAAGACTAAAGAGCCTCTTAGAATTAAGGATAAACCGGCTTATATTGGTGAAAAACAGGGAGTAGAATTACCTAAGAATATACAACTACCGGATAGACCTGGTCCTACTGGTGAAGAACTAGGTAGTATTCCAGTACCTAAAGAGCCTGTAAAACCAACGGCGCCGTTAGAAACTACTACTCATCCTCTAGATGGTATTAAACCAGAAGATATAATTCCTATAGAAAAAGAACCTATAACGAAAGAAGAACCTTATGCCCCTCAATCCGAAAGCACCAATCTCGGAGAACATCCGGGAGTTCCACCACGGAAAAACCTTCCAGCGGACATTAAAGAAATTCGGCAAGAAGAAAGCGGACAAACAAGCAGTAGCGGTAGCTTACTCAGTAGCGAAGGAAAAGGAGAGTTATCCGAAAGCAAAACCTTACCAATAGAACAAGGAGGTTATAGACCAGATGAACCTTATACTGTTAAGAAAGCTGGAGGTAGGAATATAGGTAAGTGGGAGATTCCTTATATCGGTCAATTCAAAACTAAAGTTGAGGCAGATGCAGTAGCTTCTAAGTTAAATGAAGCTAAAGTTTCTCCTAAAGAAGCTTATGAGGCTGCTAAAAAAGGTGTTTCAGAAGTACTTAAATTAACAGAGCCTAAAGTAGAAGGAGGACTTAACATAAAACTCGGCAACCCCTCCGAACTCGGCGGCCTAGACCTCTCCGTTATACATGATTTTGCTCGTGGACTCTATGACAATACTAAGGATTTTGCTAAGTGGTCCGTAGAGATGCTGAAGAAATTCCCCTCCTTAGCTCAAGAACATCTAAAACAAATCTGGACTAATCTTCGTGCTTCTAAGTTAGATGCTCCCCTCTTAACTACGCCGATAACTAAACTCTCTCAAGAAGGTCCAAAAGGCAGTGTTGTTGCTGATGCTGCTATTAATACTTATGAAAATTACCGGGAGAATAAGGGCAAATATATAGAGACTCCTATTCGTGCTCTAAAAACTCTAATTGGACTTAAAACTCCAAAAGACATCCTAAATAATAATTCCGATTCAGCTAGAAGAGTTCTAAAATACATGGATGAAGTCTCTGATAATGGCTCTTCTAGCATAAAGCTGACGGCGCCAGAACAGCAAGCAGTTGATGTTATAAAGAAAACTAACACTCTAGTCCGTGACGAACAAAATTCCCGTCCCGGTATGAGACAAGGTGGCTACAATCCAGACTACTTACAACAAAGCTTTGACCGAGGAGCCTTACACTATATAACTAATGAACCAGAATCCCCAAAAGCTAAACAATACGAGAAAGACTTCTTAGACTACCGTGTTAATAAGAAGGGTCAGACTCCTCAAGAAGCTCAAAAAGATTGGGATATAATTAAGAAGGGTTTTTCTAAACAGTTCTCTAATGCTGCTGAACAATTCGGTCCTCTTGATAAAGCTGCTGGACTTGGTATTCCTCCTTCTATGAGAAGCCAGAATCTCTTTGACCGTATCAAAAACTATGGAGATAGAGTAGCGCGCCGTTTCGCTTATCACGATAACTTTGAAGCAAATCCCACGGCGCAAGATGCCCTAAAGGATTATTCTGCTAGTGAAAACTGGAAACGTATCTTCCGTGATATAAGCGGACAAAGAGAACTGACAGAAACCAAACGTAATGCAGTAATGGGTTTAGCTAAAGCAGGTATGACTGGAACTCTAACTGGAGTCCGAAATTTAATCCAGGGCCAATATCTTGGTTGGGACCAATTCACAGGAAAGCAAATAGCTGTAACTACTGCTAAAGGATGGTTGGATTTTAAGAAGAATTGGGAGCGGACTTTCTCTCAAGGAATAAACCGGGAGAATATAGCTTCTATTGAATTTGGAGAAGGAGGACTAAAAGATAGTATTCGTACTATAAACAGAATCCGTGATATAACAAACTCCTTAATGGGTAAAAACCTCCTAGAGAAAACCGCCCGAACAGTTAATATGGGAATGGGTCGTATTAACACTATAGAGAATTTCTCTGCTGCTCTTAACAAAACTGCCTCTCCGACTCAACTTAGATGGTTAGATAATTATGGAAAAACTGAGAATTGGAAACAATATTTAACTAAAGGTTCTCTTCCTGATGAGGTAATTGACCGTATGGCTGCTAAATTTGTAGAGAGTGTTCAAGGAACCTATGATTATAGAACTCTTCCAAGTTGGGCTGTAGAAGGCAGTGTTGCACCGTTTTTCTCGCTCTCTCGTTGGAGTATAGATAGAACAAATCGATTTACAAAAAATGTAGTTTCTCCTCTAGTTAACGGGGATATAGCTCCGGCGCTAAAAGCAACTCTAGGAATGATAGTTGGAGGAACTGTTATTGACCAAATAACTCAAGCTGCATCTAAAAGAAGGAATCCAGTTCCTACTCTCGGTGAGATACAAGCTGGTAAGGAACAAGGAACAGATGAAAAAGGAATACTACTCTATAAATTAGCTAGTCTTTCTTCTATTTCTAGTATGATGGGGTTTCATGGAGATCTTTTCAAGACAGTAATGGATAAATGGTATGGTAATCGTTCTACTGAATTTAATAATCCTGCTCTAGAATTAGTAAAAAATCTAGGAGAGAGAACCTTTGATGTAGTCCAAGCTCACGCCGAGGGAGACCTTAACTTATCTGATGTCCCTAATATTATTTCACAAGTTCTTCAAGATAATGCCCAAAATTGGAGAATAGCCCTAGCTCAATTTTCTAAAGACCAGCAAGAAGAAATCTCCCGTTCTAATGCTTTCAAAGAGAGGAGAGTTTTCCGTCAAGTAACAGGAAGAGGAGTTCAGACTCTTGGTGGTGAAGATACAAGCAATCCATTTTTGAACAAAGATATTCGAGAATATAAGAGGACCGGGGACATTAACCGCGCCGCAGAACTTCTACCGAAAGTAGCACAGAATATTCTTTCTAAGAATAAAAATGATCCAGAAGCTACTATTAGAAGTTTAGAAAGCTTGAAACAGAACTCTTATGCTACTTTTCCTTCACCGGAGGACTCTCCGTTGGAGTTTGGAAAGTATTTACAATACTTAGATAAGACTAAGGGAGTAGAAGAAAGAAACCGTATGTTGATGGATTATCTTAAGCAGGAAGAAGTAAATAAGATTAAAGCTAAGATGATTCCGTAATTTTATTCTCTTTTCTTACTCTTTCTATCTCCTTCTCGAAGTATTCTTTAGCCTGTAGTAATTTTTCTAAAGAGACTGTTTTTATCTTATCTTCATTGTAAGATAATTTTTCTTCTTCTAGATAACGGAGAGCTTCATTCATACTAATTATACTTTTAGTTCTAATAGCTTCACTTAACCAAGCTAAAGCTAATTGTACGGTAGGAGGGGAATCTTCAAAGACGTATCTCATAGGATTCTTTTGTAATTAGGATAAGCTATCTTGTACAATTCTCCCATTAAGTATTCGTAAGTCTTCGGAGCTTTCTCTCTTAGTCTAGACCTTCCTAAACCTATTTTAGGAAAAATTATCACCGGGAGTTTCCTTGGTATTCTTTTTATACAGGAGTCAATAATATCCTTCGTTAGTTCTTCAAATTCACTATCGGAAAAGAAGTTACTAGGCGGCTGATTGCTACAAGGTCTCCAAAGAGTGTATATTACGTAGCAGTTTGGTTGGCCTTTTGCGGAACTACATTGTCCCAAATAGGAATTGTTATGATAAGCATCACTATATACAAAAGACAACTCGTGAATCTTGGAGCGTATAAACTCACGAGTTAGCCATCTAGGGACAGTTATTAATTCATTCATTCTAAATCGTCTTCTTTGTAAATAAGAAGCATTCCACTAGACTCTTCGTAAACTTCATACGCAAAACCTTTCTCAGTAAGAGACTTAAAAATATCTGTTATTCTACAGTTACCACAAACTTCTGTGTTTTCTAGAATTTGTCCTAGCTTAAATTTTGGATTTTTTTTCATTCTGTTAATCCGTTCTTAGGGAATTTAATCCAATCTCGTTTAGATACAGTAAGCCAGGTTTCTGAAATAATTTCTTCAAGAATATATCCTCTTTCCGAACAGTAGTTTAATAAATAAATCATAATGTCTCCTATTGCGTCTTGCTCTTCTGCTGTATTAGCTCCTCTTATACTCTGACGTATCTTAAGCCGAGTGTGAGCTAATTCTCCTAGTTCTTCAACTAGTCCTAAGAATTGATCATCTACACCACTCTCAGGAAAATTCTTCTCTCTCCACTTCAAGACTTCGCTTTGAAGTTTGACTAGATTAATCATATAATTTTAATAGATTTTAACCGGCTTTATTCCCTGCTGTCTAACATAAGTCTTTAGGGCTTTACCCATGCTTTTTGAATACTTACTGTGCAGACGGTCGAAGACATCCTTACTAATTAGGTAAATCATTCCATCTAGGGTAATTGAAGCTTGGTTATCAGGAATCCTGTAGAGGTTTATTTCTCCATTTAGAGGTGGTGGAATTAGGTTAGTTGGGGAGTTAGCTGACGGCGCCGTATGATTTTTTTCCTTATAGTAGTTGTTTTTCATATAGTTAGTTTCTCTACGTGCTCAATAAGTTCACTAGGTTTCTCTTTCTCATCTTTAAGTCTATCGTGAAGCTTATACTTCTGGACGTTGTTTTCATTAAAAGCTTGGACTTGTCCTGTATTCCTCAAGAAAGTTACGGCTTTAACTATATCTTCTTCATTACCACCGCTCCAGAGTTCTACTAAAAGACGTTTATAAGACATCGGCCCATTCACCGCTAGACTCTGTTTTATTTGTTCTGACAATAAGTACAAAGGATTCTTCGCACTTGCACTCATAGCCTTATCCATAGTCATCTCCAGGATTTCTAGTTCTTCCAGAGCTTTCTCAAAATCGCTCAATCTCATCTTCATGTCCAGACTCTCACTAAAGTGAATTAGCATAGCTAGTTTCATCAAATGAGGTTTCTTCCTCCCGTAGTAGTGGTCTAGGTGATGGGAATCATTTAGTCTTACGTCCATTCGGTTTTGAACCCAATCGTCGAACCACTCGAAGGCTTCGGGTGTGTCTACGGGGTTGAATATAATGCCGTCTTGACGAGGCTTAAGTTTAGTCAATGCTGTTAGATGTTTTCTCACGTCGTTAACTGCCATTAGTTGTTCCTCCGTAATACGGAACATAGTCGTCCTCTTTCGAGGTTTCTCCCCGTAGATAAAGAGCACTCTACCAGAAAATCCCTCATGGAGATTATTGTTATCTAGTTGTCTACCCACCCAAGAAGGAGTACAACAACCTAGAAGGTTCAAACACATGTTAGTGACGATTTTTTCTCCGTGTTTTACTGTATCTACTTTATGAGATTGACAGTCCCAACCCTTAGTTAAAATAGTAACGACGTCTGTTGTGTGGTCCCTCAAGAGAGTTCCTATTTCATCACCTAAGCAGAAACTCACACTAGTATGAATATAAATCTTCTTTGGGTCATCCTCAAATGGAACTACTTTTATCATCTTATCATTAGCTAGAATTATCAATAATTTCTCAAAGGATACCGTATCCGGCGCAACATTAATTATTGGCGTTTCTTGTCCATCAACTACTGTTACTAGACTCCTTACTATACTCTCTGCACTCTTAGCTGGCATTGATTTCCCAAAGCCGGGTTTAGCTACAAATATTATATAGAGATTTGGATAGAGTTTTCTGTCCCCTATCCACACTCGGCGTTCTAAGCAGGAAGAAATCATGAAGTAGTAGTTCCAGCGGATATAATTGTCGGGTGATTCTAGGTCACTTAAAAAGAACTCGAATTTTTCAAGATTGGTCATCGTTAGTTGTTTCTAATAACCCTCAAAGTGTCTTGCTAACCAGTTCTTGTAGGTTATACAGTTCTCAACTTTCCGGTCGAGTGCGCCGATGAAGCTAAAACTAGCCTTAATGTCTGGACCGATTATTACTAGGTCAGCTAGAGTTATGTCTTCCTCAAAAGTATGGCCGTTCTCTAGAATGGAACTACCCCAACGGAGAAATTCTTTGTTAGTTATATCAGCAGTTAAGACGTGGATTTTCATAAACAACAATCCACCTTTATAAAAGCAATAACATTCCCACAATTTTGACAACCAACTACAACTATTCCAGTCAATAGTTTGTAAGAGAGTTCTAGGTCTTCATCATCTAAGCACCTAGGACAACGAAGGAAGACTACATTATCTACGTGATTGTGTTTGTTCTTACAGTCTGGATTCTGACAACCTTTTAGAGCTGCATTATCTAGATCAGCTTGGATTAGTGGTCTCATAATCTTTCATCTCCTTTAGATTTTTACCTATAGAAACTTCAGCCTTCATACGGAACTTCTCTCCTCTAGGTGAAGTGAGTTCTTGCTCCATTGCTTCTTTACAAACTAACGCCGTCTGGAGAATATAACCTTCGTCGTTAGGACATTGAACTAGAATACCATCGTGTTCGTTTTGAAGGAGGTCAATAGCTAGTTTGTCTTTTTCTATAGAGTTCTGTAAAAATACAACTGCTTTATGAGTGATACAAGCTACGGTGCTTTGTGCTGGAAAAGCATAACCAGATTTCCATAAGTCATCTCCTGCTGGTTGATGAAATAACCTAGGATAACCAAACAAGTTCTCCAGTCTTCTATACTTAGTTATCTTATCTCTTACTTCTCCGTGCCATTCTTCAATCTCAGGGAAGGTATCGTGAAAGGTTCCTAGCCAATCTCTACATTCTCCTATAGAAGGTGAGAGGGTTCCTTCTGTATCTAATAGAATGCTCATTTGGAGAGTAGGTGCTTTGACTCCGTAGGAAGCTGAGTGGATAGTCTTCTTCCCTACGTAGTATTTCATCTTATCGTTCTTAATCGCTGAAGAAACTTCTTTCCATTTAGGTAAGAGTGGGAGGTCAGCAATCGGCGCCGTTAGGAATTCTTTTATAACAGTAGATGAGAATATATGACTCCAAAAAGGCTCAAAGAGTCGGAGAGCCATGTAGATATGGGGTTTTATACCGTTAGTAAAGAGACTTCTATACTTAGCATTTCTACAGAGATAAGCTACTATTAGTGCTTCTGCCCCGCTCTGGTCTACCTTAAGGAAAATCTTACCTTCATCTGGAATATAAATCTCTCCTACTTTATCTTTGTCGATATTCTGTAAATTCCCGCCGTAGCCACGTTGTTCAGGTGGAAACTTAAGTAGAGCTTTAGAACTTAACCTAAAAGTTTCTGTTCCTGCTAGACGGTAGCCTGTAGTAGTACGGTCCATACTTTAATCTCCAAACCATTCTACATCCTGAAAACGAACTATAAAAGGATTGCTACGAATATTTTTAACTACAAACAATACATATTCTTTTTTACCTGTAGCATAAGCTTGTCCATCTTCATGTCCTGTTTCCCAATCTTTGTGTGCTGAATGATATTTATAATCTGACATTATTACTTGTCTAATTCCGATTATTATACCATAATGAAGCTCTTCTGTTTTATTAGCAATTATTATTCTTGGACCTACTACATGAAAATTTTCATCATAAGTATTTTGAAATCTATCAGAAGCAGCTCTAGGATAAGAGACTTTGAAAGATATTCTTTTACCGATTTTAGCATTACTGCAATTTAGAGGTGTCATATCCTTTAGGATTCCAAGTTTGGAACTTCAAACTAGAAGCGGCCTTACCAGATGACCGCGCCGCTAGAATGATTTTTATAGATGGGATATTTTGTTTCGTTAGGAGTTTCAACAACTGACGTTCGTTCGTAACGTCCTTACTAGGACGTTCTAATCTAAGGTCGCTGTAAAGATACTCTTCTACTTGTTTTGGACTCCTAGGGTTGAAATCCTCTTTATTAGTCACTATGTTAAGACACCGACAAAGTTGTTCATATCTCCGGTGAAAATCTTCATAGAGAGTTTTTACTTTCTCTGTGTCGAGTTTTATCCCTTGAAACATCATTGTTAAGTAAGGTCTAATAGACTCATTAACCTGTTCTATAGAACTCTCGGCGCGAAGTCTCTTGGCCTCTTCTAACAATGGTTCATAGAGCATCTTCATTGTCTCTACGTCCTTACCGTTGTATTTCCACAAACTTTCTTGCTGAGAGAAATTCTTTGGGTCATAAATACCTTCGCTCTTGTGATAAGGTAAGTCCGTAAAGAAGGATATTACTCTAGCAAGGGATTTCTCCACTTCTGGGTAGAGTCTAGAGAACGCGAGCATCGTATCAAAAATCTTCTTAGGAAAAGGAACCTTATACTTAAGAGCCAACACAAACAAGTCAAACATACTATTATGGGCGATAACAGTATTATCTCGAAAGCTAATTGAAAGACTTCGGATAATTTCTCGACAGTCGTTTTCTCCATAAGCTAGTTGTCCGGTGTAGAGTTTCCAGGGGACCACAAAAACATTCTCTGAATCTAGAAAGCTAAATCCAAAACAAGTCATGTTAAGATTCTTGTCTGTTTCTATATCCACAAATAAGTGAGTGTTCTTGAAACACTTTAGATAAGAAATGACATTTTGCGCCGGAGGATTATAGAAAGCTTCTGAACCACCTTCCGAATAGAAAGAATGACGGCGTAAACCATTATGAAAAATCCTTAGAGCTTTCTTTACATCTTGATAGAGCCAAAAACGATAATTCTTCCTCTGGGTTCTTCCACTAGTTTTAACAGAGGTATCTTCACTCTCTGCTGGAGTGTCTTCGTCTTCTCCGAAGTAGTTACTTCTATCAAAGGCATCTTGAGGGGTAAACGTCGGAAGGAATACAACGTCATTTTGAATAATGGGGTATCCGTGAACAATGTCTATACGTTCACCAGGACTAACTAAATCTAGAGCTTTCTGACCTAAAAGAAGGACTACTTTAGTTCCTGGTAAGTAGGGGTCTTTACTCTCTACAGTTCGGAGGTCAATTACTCCTCTATGTAAGGGGATAATTATAGACCAAAAGAAACTACCTGCATAGCCAGAGATTAGTTCTTCTGTATCGTGTCTGCTAGCTGAAGAGAGAACTACTGTGAAACCAGAGTAGGTCATTTGTAAAGCTCATTCTTAAGTTGAATCCAAACTAACGTAGAGGATCCCAAGAATGCGCCGAAAGATAGGATTTTTGCTAGGGTAGAATCAGAAGAAAAGAAAGAGACTACAGAAAGAATTACAAGGGTTATATCTAAAAGTAGATTTATCGTATTCTTTTGTATTCTTTACCTGTTCCTAATGGTTGTTCTAGTTTTATTTTTCTGTTGCCTTGATAAACTACTTTTACTTCTGTTACTGGTATCATACATCCACAAGATACAAGAATTATAGGTGGAGGAATTACTCCTTTAGCTACGATTAAGATTATCTCTAAGGGACGTTGACAAGAGAGGCAAGTTCCTAAATAGTAAGTAGAATCAATCATTATAGTTCCTCATTAAGATAGTCTGTTGCTAATCTTTTTTGTGCTCCAGCTAAGTAGAAAATACTATCAATGAGTTCTTTCTCTAGTTCTGGGAGCATAGGCCTATCGTAGATAATACCTTCGTGTTCTTTCTGCCCTTTAATAAATTTCTCTATAGCTTTAGAACAAAAATTGGACAAGGTGTCAATAAGAAACTCTCTTGAGTCTGTTCCTAATTCATAAAAATCTTTTCTAACTTTATCTTCTACATATATACGAATATCTGGAATAATATCATACATAAGTTATACCTCCAATTTAACTAAAGATTCTTCCTCTACTTCCTCTACTGAAATCCTCCCACGGTAGATGTGGTATTTCTTCTCTGGCTTAAAATAGTCTTCTGCAAAAACAAAACTGTCTGAGAATTGCCAAGCAAGTAATTTTACAAATATCTTTTTTCCTAAGGAGTCTATAAAGTAGTATCTTTTTTCCATAAAATAAGGTTGCTACAGAATTTTATACTAGACTGTAGTACTCTAGTTAATTACCCTTGGAAAAGAAAGCACTCAAAACCAAGGGTAAAAAGCCTATTCCCTCGGTCGGCTAGGATACCGGGTAATTTTCTTTCTCCAGGTAACTTCGGGCTTCTTAGTATAAGGATTCAATACGGGTTCTCCTGTTACGTCGTTTTTCATCTCTTCTGACTCGCTAACAGCATAAGCGTAACCTTCTGCGCCTTTATAATCCAATGGATTAATATTGTCTAAGTCCTTAACGCTTACCTTAGGCAAGCCGAAAGAATCTCTCTGAGCGTTAACGACGCCGATAGCTTTATCAGATAGAACGGCCCAATTCATTATCTTTACACCGTTTATATCCAATGTCTCTCCATCTTGGGTATATGGTCCGTGCTCTATTATCTCGAAGACTTGGAAGAGCATAGGATTTCCTTTCTTGCTAGTTTGTCTCTCACACTCCAAGATACGGAATTTATAACAGTCTTGTTGTAGTCGAATTTCGTTTTCTGGTATTGTGTTTTCGGTCATATGTTTTTAGTTTGTTTTTTAGTTTGTTTCTCCAGTTATTTTACTTTGCTGGAGAACCAAAGTCACCTTTCTTCACCTAGTTATACTCGTGGAAGTTTACGGCGCAAACCTATTGAGTTATCCTCTTCCTTAAAACAAATAAGTAACTTCTCCCTAGATTACAGAGGGATTTACCGCACTGTAGCTAAGAGAATTCACTACTTAAGAGAGAGGTTCCTTCTTACTAGAGGGAGTTGATTGAGGGATAGTTTCCACTCGGAACTCCTTGGTAAGAGAAAGGGGTTGTTTCTTTTCTAGAGCTTTATGGATGAACTCTAGGGTTTTGTTTAGGTGTTCTAGTTTTAGTTCTTCTATGGATTTAGTCATAGGTTAGAGTTTCTTTCCACTTGCTAACTTATATATTTCTTCTATCTCTTCGTTAGTTATTACTTCATGCATAAGTCTTCCAGGAGCTACAACATAGCGAAGTTTAACGCCGTCAATAATCCCTGCTATCTTATCCAATCTCTCTAAACTCCCACAATAATCTCTCATGGTCATAGCTAACTTATTCTTAAGATTATTATTGGAGTTCATAGTACTCCTTAACTCTCTTTACAACTAGATCTAAGTCATTCGGCACCAACTGAGGAAACATTCCCTCTGGAGACTTAGCTGTAATAAGTCCATCGCTATTAGTAGCAAAATAATAACTCGTGGGCTTATCTTTCTCAGCCTTGGCAAGAGTAAATAGAACAATCGGAAAGTGGTATTCAATCTTACCCTCATGTTTTTTCCCCTCTATTTTAATACGGCGCTGGTTAGTTTCCGCGCCGCTAGCACTCATCATCTTAACTATTTCATCAATAGCCAACACAATAACTATTTTTCCGTTGTTACTCTTAATTTTATCTAAAAACTCCGAGACTTTATCGTTCAGGAAGTTATAGATTTCCCAACCAGTTGCGATTTTCTTACCTTTCTGAAGTAATTTATCCGCATACATAGTGAAGGATTCCACCACGATTACTTTCACGGAAGAATCTGCTAAGGCTTTTGTTAGCTCATTTTCAAAGGCTAGAGTGTCTGCTAGTTCTATATTGCGAGTGAATTTGTTTGCTCCCTCAAAGGGTAGAGATTTATTCTCTATATTGAGGATAACTGTGCTTTCTGGAGGTAGATTTTTTATGGAGCGGGATTTACCTGAGCCGCTTGTCCCTACTACGGCAATCAAAGGATAGTTCTTCATTTAAGTTACTTTTTCTTTCTATGTTGATTTAAGTTTACTAGTAAATTCACTACTAAATAACGGTAGAGTTCCGCTTTCTCTAAATCACTCAATTTTTCGAAGATTTCGATTTGAACTAATCTACCTAGAAGTAGCTCATGGAGTTGTTTTGGTCCAGCATTAGGGTGGTTCCATTCGGTTTTAGTTAGTTCACTAATGCAGCCTCTAGCTATTTTCTGCATTTCATCGGTATGTCTTACTTGTTTTTCGTTCATAATCTTCGGTAAAGAAGGACAAGGAGGCCAACTCATATCTTACTAGTCTCTGAATTTAAGCGGATTATACTCCTTCTGTAGATAAGAATATTCTAGTATTCCTTTTCTACAATCAACCGGCGCCGAGCAAATGGGGAAGTATTTGCACAAGCCAAAGGAGTTTTTACAAAAAGCAAAATTAGGTTGGTCATAAAGAGCGGATTCTTCTACTTCCAATAAACTCAGCATGTTGAATCTCCATTTCTCTAGCCAATTAGAGAAGTCCTGGAGTTTCTCGTTGGAGTAGTATATAACAGAGGACCGCTTGAAGGCTACGCCGTCAAAATACCCGCTCTTTGCTGCTTTATCTGTAGGTTTCTTAATGAAGACTCCATTAACTAGAAACACTGGAGCTTTCTCTAGATTGTTAATGCTTTTGTAGATGTAACAATAAAGAGCTGCTTGAATATCTAGTTCAAAACCTTTTAGGAATCCATCGGAGTTACCTAAGTAAGTCCCTGTGGTTTTATGGTCAACTAGGCAGAGTTCTCCATCATATTCACACACTAGGTCAATAGTTCCACAAAGGATAAATTCATACAGGGAGGTATGGAACCACGGAATAGCGAACTTAGCTTCAACTAAGGGTTTTCCATCTACGGGGTTTTTAACAGGAACAATAACATCGCTACCGAAGCTCTCGGCATATTTCTTGCAAACTTGTATAAGATGACTAGGAGTTCTAAATTCATCCTCTGGAAAAATTATTCCCTTTAAGTGCTCGCTGTAGTAATCTACTGCTATCTGAATACTATCTTTGACACTAACACCACTATAGAAATTCTCAGCAAACTTGTGAAAGCCGGTTCCGTAGGCCATCTTATATTCTTTTTCTTCAAGTAAGTTATAACCTTTGAGGTTGTTTAAGTAGTATTTGCGAAAGCAACCGGCGCAGTCTTTCAAACTACTAGCATCGACGTAAACTATAGACTTCTGCATAGTTATATAGTAGGATATATCGTATTGAAATGCCATTTCTTGTGGCAGGACATACAAAATTGTTGAACTTCTAAAGGTTTAGAATAATCATCGTGATGACATTCTATTACTATTCTAGTTCCTAGAATTACTTCTTTTTTCTCTTTGACTTTACAATATTCACAATAATCCAATTTAACTAATCTTCCATCTTTTAGGGCTTTTTGAACTTCTTTCTGCGCCCATTCTTTTAATTCTACGTGTTTTCCTTCTCTTATAGGAGGAAATTTATTTCTAAATAATGCTGCACAACTTCTATTACAGAAATTACCATGACCTTTCTTCACATTATGCATTAATGCTGTAAAGTTTTCTCCACAAGTTTTACAGATTCTCTTTATGTAGATTCGTCCTATAGCATCTTTGTGAGAAATTTCTACTGTCTTTCTGAGGTTTCTTGCATTATTTTAGACATAATCGACGTATATAATAGTCTTATTCATAATGTTATAAGATTCTGCTCGTAAGGATATGTGCTTTAAGTTCAGGAATACTCTTGGTTAAGAATATTCCTAAGGATACTTGAGAATCCCATCCTAGAATTATAACTATATCTTTAGTATCTTCTGTATTTTCAGAAGGAATAATTAGCTTTAGTTCTCCTAAAGGGTTATATTCGGCGTAAACTCCATCACCTAGGTATTGTTTAGTCTCTTTTACAACTCTATTACAAGTATGAAAAGGCATATCTGTCTCTTTTCCGCAGTTTTTACAAATACTCATAACCCCTCTATCTCCTTCTTCATAGCTTCTATCTCACTCTCTATAGAAACTTTCTTTCTTTTATTTTTCTTACTACCAGGTATCGGACAATCATCGCTGATTAGAACTCTACCGAAAGACTTTGGTTCTAAAGAAGTTATGTCTTTTAAGTAGTCTTTTAGTTGTTCGTCGTTCATAGCCTCTAGGGAGTCTGCTGAGGCCCCCAATAACTCTTCTATAGTCATGGTAAATATTTTTTTATTACTTCTGCTTTGAGTTTATTTATTTCTTCCATTGTATAGAACTTATCATAAATTGTGGTAGGAAACATTCTTTGTGAGACTTCTATATTAAACTCTTCTTCTTTTTCTGGAGAAAGTTCTACTACGTGAAGAATAATTCTACCGTTTTCTATCGTTGTGTAGGAGATGCTCACTTTATTATCTTTATAGAATTAGAATCCACGCTAAATTCAAATCCACTTCCCCTAAGAATAGTTTTACACCACTCAATATCAGTCGGCGCTAAGTTTAGGTCACTTATGAATAATTTACTTTCGGCGCCATTATCTAAGAAACTAAGTAATCTACTCTTCCACGCACTAACTTCTTCTAATATCTCTTTAGGGGTTCTATTCCCTACAACGGCGTGAAGAATTCTTGTATTGTAATCAATAAGAACGCCGTCCTCTTTAATTCTTATCTTAGTAAAAAGCTTTAGTCTCTCATAATCCTTCTTAGTATAACCATCAGTTCCGTCTACCGGAGACTTTCCCGGTTCGTAGTTATCCATTAGCCAGAGAAGCCCATCGTTTAATTTCTGTCTCAAAGATAAGAGAGTATATCCACTACCAGCTAAAGGAACTAATACTGCTCTACCTTCACGAAGACACTTATCAAATACGGATTTGAATTGGAGTCCGTTCCTTCGTGAATAGGTAGAACGTGGGACACGGAAGTCTGTTACTGGGTTAGAGGACATGGTTAACTTTCTTTATTAGGTTGTATTGATTCTGAAAGTAACTTAGGAGGAAATCTGACGGCGCCGTTTGAGTTGAAGTTTCATATGTGGTGAAATTAAACTAATACGCCGAAAAAAAAGGGAAAGCTCCCTTGAGTTTGCAGTTTGCTTCTACCAACCCTTCTTTCAACATACTGTTTTCTCTGCAAAAAGAAAACAAGTAGTTTACTAGAATAGATAGTTAGTTTCTTCACAAAGGTTCTCAAGGGAGCAAAAGGGGATTCATCTATATGTAGTCACCGCGCAATCTTAGTGAAGCTAGAGACTGTTATCGCTATACATATAGATGAAAAAGAGTAAGTCTCTCTAGTTCTAGTCCGCTGTAGATTATCTATGTTATGTCTGGCAAAAGTCATAACACGGAATGTTAACATAAGAACCAAACACTAGAGAGACAAAACTGTTTAGGAACTAACCACATCTGCAATCTCTTCCATTGCCTTAGCAGCAAGTTCATCTAGTTGCTTAGTGTATTCGATAGCCTCAAGAGCGAACTTCTTGTATTCGTCCATCTTACCGAGTTTCTTGGCTTCTTTAGCGTTTTCAAAGGCCTCAGTCCGCTTACGAAGTAAGCCTTGTTCACTCAAACTATCACGAGAGCCTGGTTCATAAGCCATAGCATCATCTGCACTAATAAGAAGAGTCCTCCCCTCGGCTACTTTCTTTCGATTATCTTCCTTACTTTTTAGCATTTGCTTGGCTTTACCCCTAAACCTAAATTCCAAATTAGAGTTAGCAAGCAAGAGAGCAGTCTCTTCTCCCTTACCCTTAGTTACTTCATCTAGGTGTTTAATCAAACCGGGTAGAGTCTTAGCTCTAGGAGAGTAATAAGAGAAGTCCTTGAACTCTTCTTTGAAGGTATTCAAGTTTACTACCATGTCACCCTTGTCGATGGTTTCGGGCCTATTGGTGTTCACTACTGTAGTTTGTGTCTCATTCATACTGTTCTGTTTGTTTTTTATCCCCTCATTAAAAGAAGGGAACTATTTTGCTTGACCTATTGCTTAGACAAGCTATCCATTTGCTATCTAGCAGGGGTGCTTGGCCTAATCGGTCGAGCGCAACTTAGGAGTTAGCTACCCTCATGCCAAGGGGTGAGATTAGCTACGGATTTTTTTCTTTTATTCATGAATTAAGTAGTTTATATTCTTTTATCCTGTTTAGAAGTTCCCTCACGTTACCGGGCCACTCCTCTAAGCTCCAAGCAAAAGGATTATCCCAAGAGGATGTATCTAGATTGTTTTTAGCTAAGATAAGCTCTACGTCCTGACGGCGCCGTCTGAGTGGGATTATCTCTACTATACTCCCTGCTAGGCGGTAGAATAAATCTCTTCTTATCCCAAGGTCATCTAAGCTCTTATTCGTCGCAGAGACAAATCTACAAGTAATAGGAAGGTCTTCGGTATCTCCTAGTCTTCTATATGTCTTGTCCTCAATAGCTCTAAGTAATTTACATTGTAATAATAAAGGCATATCTCCTATCTCATCCAAAAATAAAGTTCCCTCATGGGCCTCAGAAATTAAACCTTTTCTATCTGCCCAACTACCAGTATAGGCACCTTTCTTAGAACCGAAAAATTCACTTTCTAAGAGTTCATTAGGTATCCCGGCGCAATTAACGCCAACGAAACGGCCTTTAGCTCCTGAAGTCTCATGGATTCCTCTAGCGATAAGTTCTTTACCTACTCCGCTTTCTCCAACTATAAGGATGTTTATGTCTCCTTTGGAGAGTTTCTTAACTCTCTCTTTCATTTCTAGCATAGATGCGTCAGAAGTAAGAAATCTATCTAATGCTCTCTCTATAACTACGCCTAAATCAGAGGCTAAATCCTCTAGTCCTAAGCTTTCTAGTTGTCTAGCTAAGCTTTCTTTGTTGTTTTTCATTGTAGAGTTTCTTTAAGTAATACTTCTAGTTGAGATATTTTTTGTTCTAAAACTCCTAGGCTTTTTTGTTCTTTTTTAGTTAACTTAAGTCCAGTTGCATAGAAAAGCATTTTATCTCTATGGAGTTTGAGTTTTAGAATGGCTTCTTTTAGTTTAGAGTTAGTTAAGTTAGTTTTCATCTTAGTTTGAATTCTCTTCTTATGGTTTCTATGTCGTTCTGAAACTTAATTAAGTTAATTCTAAATAACTCAAGGGCTACTTTTATACAATCTTCATCGGAGAGCTTAGAGAGATTTTCTTCTGTTGGCTCTATTTTACCTATTACTAGGTCAGATATTAGGGGATTTAACATAATTAGGTTGGGATTTCTTAACTAAAACTTGGACTATCTTATTAATAACACTCTCATAAGTATCTCCAGGAAGGATTTCTACTTCTTTGAGAAGGATTTCGTCTACTTTATCTTGAAAGAACTGATTTTTAGTTAAGACTTCTGCTGTTATAATGTCGAACTCATCGTTCGACGATGCTACTACTGTCTGACGAATTTTTTGTAGTTGTTTTTCGGTCATAGAGTTATTAATTTTTGTGAATCTCCATTCCCATCCTCTATCATATCGGTGTCAAAGGAACTACTATCGTCCTCTTCATCGGCGCCGTCAGAACTTTTTTCAACTAACATTTCTGTTACTTCTTTACTAGCTGTTTCATTAAGTATATCTAAGATAAAGGAGTCTTTCTTCTCTAGTAGCTCTCGGATGCACTTCAACTTAGAGTCCAATCTAGGTAGTATTTTCTCACCTTCTATAGTTCCAGAATATCCAATGATGTCTTGTGTTGTATCACTAAGAGAATTAATTCTATGTGCTCTACCTAGAACTTGAGCCATATCAAAGACGCTCCATGTCAACGGAAGAATAACGTGCCTAGATCTAGCTGATTCTAGTTCATGGTGAAGACTAAGACTAGTTCCACCTGTCTTAAGTGTTAAAAGTAGATAATCTAAATCTCCTTGTTGAAATCTATCTATAAATCCTTGGCGTTTAGAATCACTCTGCCCACCGACTAAGAATCCAATCTGCTCAGAAGGAACTCCCTGTTTAACTAAATTGCTCCAGATAGCTCTAAGGCTATCTACGAAATTACTAGCTATAATGATTTGTTTACCTTCTCTTTCTAGAACTAACCTACCATAAGTAGCTAGTTGCGCCGACTTAAGAATCTCTGCACATTGCCAAAACTTCAACATAGCTACGAAAATCTCTGCTATACCGGCTGGTCCATACCTACCTAAGGCAGCTAACTTCTCTAGGTATTCTTCGTAAGCACGTTCGTAAGTTTCTGCATGTTCCTGACAAGAAAAATTTATTAGCCTAGTTTTGATACGGGCCTTATGCTTCCAATAGACGTTATGAAACGTCACCCAACAACCTTTAGCCTCTAGAGCTTCTTTAATCCTTTTAGTAGCTGCTGGAGAGTTAGCTGTTAGTTCAGCCCATCCAGCCATATCATTAGCAAAGGAGAGCCAAGTGCTTTCATTACATAAACCACAAGCTATACAGACTACTTTTGCTTCTATTACTTTTTGAAAGGGAGTGAAGCTAATGAATATTATTTGTCCACCTTGTCTAGAATAGGAACCAACTACTTCTCCTTGCTGAGAACTACCGTTCTTAACGGCTTGACATTCGTCAGCTATCATTATGTCTGGTTGTTCTAGGTTGTTCCAGACTGGTTCGTAGTCTAGTTCGCTGGTTCTTTTAGCACTTGGTATCCAATCTATAAATATCTCTCCGAAACTACTTCTCATTCCAGAATAAGAACTAACTAGGACGTTCTTTACTCCCTCTCTAGCTAAGACTCTTTGTTGTTGAATCAAGCTTGCTTTTGGTCCAAGATAGAGTTTACTAGCTACTTTACTTGTTTGAGAAGGTAAGTATCCTTGTTCTGTAGCTAATCTAAGAGCGTTAGCAACTGGAAAAGTCTTTCCACTACCAGCGGGAGCAGAGACTATTATAGATTTTTTATCCTTAATTGCGGCGAGGATTTCTTGCGCCGGGATTATTTGATGTTTTAGCAGGGTGAAGGGCATAAAAGTTAGTTATTCTAGTTCTGGGTCTATTCTAATCTTCTCTCTAGCTTCTAAGTATTCTTCGTAAGCTTTGCAATAAGCAGCGTAGCTTTTCTTTGTTAATCTTCTAGTATCTGGGTTTCTTCTAATATTTCTTTGGTATCTTCCTAGAAGTTGTTCGACTGATTCTAAGTTTAATGGGAATACTTCTACGGTTAATTTCTTTCCTTTAGAATTATGTAGTGATTTTCCTGTTGGCATAATAGTATTTACTGGCTTTGATACGGCGCTTTGATACGTTCTGACGGCGTTAACTAAAATACGCTTCTTCAGTCTCGTTAGGAGAATCATTTAGGCTCTTTTGCCAAGCTTTTCTAAAATACTTTGAACCAGGTCGCATGGCTCTACCTAACTTAGTAAAAACACAGTCTACGCCATCAGACATCCAGACTTCTTTGTTAGTTTCTCTGTCTCTAACAGCATATCCAGAACTGTATTCAACTACTATGAATCTATGCATCATAATGTTTTCTTTCTTTATTCTGCAAAACTACTCCGAGAAGTTCTATCTTCAACACGTTTTTTAGCTAGTAAATACAGACAACTAGCAGATAACTCAATAGAAAGTTTAAGAGCTTCCTCACCAATACCACCAGTATGAGCTACTAAACCACTTATTAGTTCTCTCCTAATTCTAGTAACTAAAACTTCTTCAGAGAGAACAGCGAAGGTAGGATTCTCTAAGAGAAGTCTCTCTAGGAGAAAGTCGATTTGTTTTTCTAGGTCGGTCATACACAATCTTCTTTCTCCTCTAAGTTTACCCAAGAAAAGTTCAAAAGCTTTTCGGCGTTAAGTAAAACATCTTCTTGAATGCCATTTTCTATGTTACCTCTTTCTAAATCCTCAAGAGTTTCTTCGTCGCCTTCTATTAGGATGGTTATTTTGTATTTCATAGCGTTACTTCTTTTACTTCTGCTACTATCTGCCATTCTCCACAATTCAAATTAGTTATGTAGAAACAATCCCTTAAGCCATGCTTAACTGGTAGTCTAAATTCACTAGGGCGAGTTTTCCAAACATTACATTTTCCATTAACCCGACAACGAACCATAGTTCCACCAGAAGATAGCTTTGATACATGGTAAAGTTCTTGTCTATGGGTTAGTTTCTCTGCTATTTCTTTTGTTAGGATTGTCATAACTGTGTGCTTTCTTCATTAACTACTAATGTTATTCTTTCTATTGCTGCTTTAACTACTGGAAATTTATCTAAGTCCTTGAATATCTCGTCTATTTTCTCTAGGGGAACTTTACCGCTAGCTATCATTTTGTTTTTCCCAATAACACACTTTCTCTGAAAGTCATTATGTGCTTTTACTCTTTTAGCTGATTCTTCTCTAGCTCTAAAGAGATTTTCACTAGAGGCTTTGTATTCTTTTAGTGGCCAGAGTTTGACTAGGTTTCTTTGGTTTATAACAGGCTCAGGCTTAGTAGTTTCGACGGAAACCTGGTTTTGCGGCGTCGATGAATCTACCCCTTGCCGACACTCAGGGGACACCGGAAAAACCCCGCCTGAGTCAACGTCGTGATGAATTTCTTCGAGGTGAGCTACGGTCTGCCAGTCCGGTTGCGCCGTCAGACTGGCAATCGCTTGGCGGTCTGCCGCCGTGTCCAGAACTATATAGCTACAACTACCGCGTAGCCTTAGTTCAAAGTATTCTTCTAGCGGTATGGTTATTGTAATCATAAGTTAATTCTATCTTGCTACTCCATTAGTTTCCTTTGGAGTAGATAGCTAGAATCAAAGTATGCTAGCCAGCTCTAGGTCTAATGCCCTCATAGCTTCCGCTTCTGCCTCTCTAGCTGCAATCCAGAGCGGCTTCATTTCAGCTAGTTCAACTTTGCACTTGTTAATGTCGTCTGGTTTCTTATCGGCGACTGCTTTCTGCAATCGCTTGTTCAACTTAACAATCGCTGCTTGATACCAAGCGGCGTCCCTCTCTACGCTCCTCTTGCCGTCTAAGCTATCGACTAGATAGCTAGTGAAGTTTTCCCGAAGTAATTTAGTCTGCTCGGATGTTAGTACGGTATCCTTGCTTGCGCCGTTATCTTCGCACACGTCTCTCCAAATAAGTTGTGTGTCTTCGTTGAACTTCCTAGCTACCCACTTGTCGAACTTATCGACGCCGATGAAAGCGTTCAACTCGCTAGTAGTGGAGTCACTACCAATGACGCCAGGATAAAATCCCTTTGTTCCTTTGGTCTGTTGAACTGCCGCTAAGGTTATAGACTCCTCTCCGTGAGTGACGGAGATAGTCCCGGTGAAGTTACTGAATGTTTTCATTGCTGTATTCCTTTCCCTTTCCCTAGTATTAATGTCGGTTAATGAGTCTAACCGGGGTTAGTTACTCCTTAGCTAACCTAGAGAAAATCCCTTGGTTAGCTAGAGAGATACTAGCCTTCCTTCATTCTGTTAATAACTTTCCAGCCGAAAGACTCCCATCTTGCCGGAGAGTAACCTCGGGCACCTCTAAGTTCAACTTGCACTAGACAAGACGGCGGAGTGTCGCCAGAGCATAAAGAATCAATCGTGATTGCATCGTCAGTGGTCGATGGCCAGCACATATCATAGCGTAGCATATCAGTGGGAAACGGGCCTTTGCCTTCGACGCGGAGTAGTTGTGTTCGCATAAGAGTAGTTTTCCTTTCGTTAAGTAGAAATATCTCAAAATCCGCTGGCGCCGTCAACATCAGACTGTCATTTAGTGAAAATAAACTCGCTATAAAACTACCCATATAGACCTACTTTGGCCTGAAAATTGCTTAAATCCCTAAAACTCCTAAAAACCTGCTAGAAGGATAGCATGAGGTATGCCCAAAGGAGTTGATGTTGAGTTTCCTTTGATCAAGTTTGAAACGAAACATCCGTCCGGCGAGGAGCCATAACGAAATGAAATGCAAGAAAAACACAAAGCGTGCCATCGTGCAAAATGCCCGATGGCCAAAACGCTCACGCGATCACAGGCATGGCATGAAAAATGCTGCGTAGCAAGGACCGTGCCAATATATGTTACATTATATATAAAACTAAAAAAAAAAAAATAAAGAATAAGAATAGAAGACCTGTAAATCCCTTCCGGTTGGCACGCGAATTGCTTACGTGCAAATTGCAATGTTCTAGTTTCATTTCATTTAGTTTTACCTGGCCAGGTGAGCAGAAGTTTAGTTTCAAACCTGCTTAAACGGAACTAAACTACCGGCCGGCGCCGTTAACCTACCAGCATCTAAGCTAGTTCCCTTAGCAGTTCCGCTGCCAATTACCTACTAACGAGTCTAACTAACCGAATACTAGATACCGATATGCTACAAAAGCAGATGCCCCAGAAATGAAACTTGGCCTTGGCACACTGTAGTTCTGACAAAATTTACTAGAAATCGAGTCAAAATATAGCTAATACTAAGATTTATACAGCTAAAAGTAGGTAGAATAAGCTAAAAAATCGTCAGGTTTTCCTAAAGTTGGCATCTAGGACGCTCGGTAGTCCAGTGAAAAGAAAGTTTTAGGGGTAAAATCATGAAAATCAACTTAATCGAACAGTGGAAAAAGGCCGGATTCTCGGCTAAAGTCATTGAAATTTGTTCCGCCCATTTAAGTTGGGTGAGGTGATAAAACTTTTTAGGGCAAAAATAGGGGTAAAACTACTTAAATTGACCCAGTAAGCGTCGGGATTTCGTAACTAAAACGATGGTTTTGAGGGCCAAAGGTGGGGATTTTCGACTTTAGTTAACCTAAATAAAGAACAGTTTATGGGCGAAATAGCAGATATGCACTCACAAGGGTTGACAGTTAAGCAAATTGCCGACAGTTTAAGGATAGACAGAAGAGAAGTTCAGCTAGTTTTAGACAAAGAAGCTGAGAGAGCCGGTGCTTTAAGCCGAAGTTTAAGTTATCCATCGTATGATACTATTCATAGAGAAAATAAAGTCTTGAAAGAAGAGAATTCAAAACTTCGTGCTAAGTTAAAAGAAGCCGGGATTAAGATTGATTTTTAGTAGTTATGGCTCTCCAATTACGAGATGAAGATATAGTTAGGTCTTTATCTACTAGACATTACCTAGAAGAAATAAAAGAATTGAAAGAAGAGAACAAGAATTTGAAGGAATATTTAGCCTTACATAGAGTTAACTATAGAGAAATTTATCCGCACCGAACAGAGTGGAAAGAAATAATGTTAGATAATGATTAGAAAGTATATGGCCCAGCAACCCTCCCAAATAGTAGAAATGAACCTCCAGGGACTTACTCCTGCACAGATAGCGGAGAGCTTATTCCTAGAGGAGAAGGATGTCATTGCTATTATTGAAGCTAATTCACGCCGGGAGAGTGAGTTTTCTCTAGATGAACTCTATGAGAAGCACCAAGTTGACGCCGTTAAGACTCTTGCTTCTATAATGAAGTCAAGTGAGAATGACTCGGCTAGGGTTACTGCTTGTAAGGTTCTTCTTACTAGGGGTGGAAATCTAACTGATGACACTATGAAGAGACTCTCTGACCGTTTCGAGAGGATGAAGAGTATAGTTAATAAGACCTCTTTTAGCAATAGGGTAGATTATGTTACTACCTTGAGTGCAGACGGCGCCGATGGAAATGGAGCTAGAGTTAGTTTGAATCTTCAGCAAGATTAAAATGAGAGTCCTTATAGCCTGTGAGTTTAGTGGTATCGTCAGAGATGCTTTCTCTTCCCTAGGCCATGAAGCTTGGAGTTGTGACCTCTTACCTAGTGAAAGTATAGGTAAGCACTACCAATGTGACGTAGCTGAGATTCTAGATAAAGGTTGGGATCTAATGATAGCTCATCCTCCTTGTACTCATCTTTGTGTTAGCGGTGCAAGATGGTACAAAGATAAGTTACCTAAACAGGCTCTAGCTTTAGAATTCGTTAAGTTACTTCTAAATGCTCCAATAGAAAAAATAGCTTTAGAAAATCCAGTTAGTATAATCTCTACTAAAATTCGTCCTCCAGACCAAATAATTCAACCTTGGATGTTTGGGCATGGAGAAACTAAAAAGACTTGTCTTTGGTTAAAGAATTTACCTAAGTTAGTTCCAACTGAAATAGTCTCTGGTAGACTTGATAGAGTTCATTTTGCTAGTCCGGGACCGGATAGATGGAAAGTACGTAGTAGAACTCTAGGTGGTATAGCTAGAGCTATGGCGGCGCAATGGGGCAACCCCAACGGCGGTATGGAAGTAAGGCACTAACAGAATGGAATATTCTCTAATATTCATAGGATTTCTCATTATTCATGTTATAGGGTTAATTGGTCTAGTAATCTGGTTGTATGCTCATAGCCGGCGCGACAGCGGGGCGGAAGACACTCTGCGATAAGAAACTCTTTATGAAGTATCAGAAGAAACCTATAGTAATAGAGGCTTTTCGCTACGGAATAGATTATCGTCCAGACTGGTTTACAGATAAAGTTAGCTCCTTAGATATAGTAACAGCCGACTCTCATTGTGAAATACGCACTCTAGAAGGGATAATGAGAGGGGAAAAAGGGGACTGGATTATAAAAGGTATTAAAGGTGAGATTTATCCCTGTAAACCAGATGTATTTGAGAAAAGCTACGATACAGTTCCAGTAGATTTCTAGCGGGCGTAAGCCGAAGGCGAAACGCCGTCAGAATACAATAAAATGGATTACTCTCTTATATTAATAGGTTTTCTCCTAGTTCACGTCGTTGGACTAATCGGTCTAGTCATCTATTTATATTCTCACAGTGACTTAGCAGAAAGAGAACCATAGAACTTCTTTTATGAACAGTGAAGAACTTTCCAAGCACGAAGACAAAAAACTCCTAGTAGACGCAATTACTTCCTTAGCCCATGAAATCCATGAGTTTAGGATTCTAAATTCTATCATAGCTATTTCTAAGTCATTAGCTACGATAGAAGGTAAATTAACCGACTTAGATAAACAACTAAAGGAAATTATGTCAGCAATTAGTGACTTCGCAACGGCGCAAAACGCCTTCAACGATAGGCAAGATGCAGCGATTACCGCTCTTGGTAAAGATATAGAGGTATTGAACCAGAAAATCACTGACCTTCAGAATAGTGCTGGTCAAATCACCCTAGAGGACCAAAAACTTCTAGATGATATTCAGGCTCGTGCAAGTGGTATTGCAGATAAGTTAGATGCTCTCGACGCACTAACGCCGCCGCCTCCCCCTATAGAAGGTGGTGGAACTTCCCCTGGAGTTCGTCGCTAATCTCTAAGATAAAACTACTATATGGCCCAGCAAGAATCTAAGAAAATAGTAGTTCCTTCTCCTAAGAAGGAAGAGGAAAAGAAAACAGAGCCGAGTGCTCTCCCTCAAGACGAAGGTCAAGCAGGCAACTTCTTCGAGAATCATCCAGGTGGAAATCCTCCACCGGCTAATAAACCTGCTTCTCCTGCTAAGAGTGGAAAATAACTTGTCAGAGGC